TGGAGAAACCGAAGCGAACAAAATCTCCGGTAAGGCTTCCCGCAGAGGAACAAGCCTACATTCTGTCTGTGAATCCTATATCAAAAACGAAGACGGATATCTTGACGGACAAACGCCGAACATTGTTGAACTATTCAAGAACATTGAACCGTTCCTTGAAAGAATCGATAACGTTCACGGAGTTGAGTTAGCATTGTACTCAGATCATTTTGGTGTCGCAGGTAGAACGGATTTAATTGCCGAGTTCGATGGTGTATTATCTGTAATTGATTACAAGACTAGTAACAGAATTAAGAAGAAGGAATGGTGTGAGAGTTATTTTGCTCAAGGTGCATTCTATGGGGTTGCATACGAAGAACTTACAAAGATACCAGTTTCACAAGTAGTAATAATTATTGCTGTTGATGAAGAACACCCCCAATTGTTTGTAGAGAAAAGAGATGATTGGGTTGATAAAATTTGGGAAGCTAAAAAATTATATTATGAGTCACATCTTTTGTGACATAAATATTATTGATACTGTTGACATATATGGATAGCAGTTAAGACATGGGTGCGATTCCCATCAGCTCCACCAAAGGATTATAGATGAGTAACAATAAAATGTTTGTACTCGCAATGTTAGTATTAGGAATTATAGTAGCAGCTGCATATATTATTGTTATTTTTTATCTGTAGTTCATTGATGGGGCTGTAGTAGAATTCGATTGATTGTCAAGTCATGTAGAGAGGTATCCGGTAGGGCGTCCACCGTAACGGTCCATTAAAGTAATCGCAAATAACAACGATTATACACCCGCATATGCTTATGCAATCGCTGCATAGGCTATAGCCGAGTTGTGACCGTCACTTGGGAACAGAAGCACGGTCAGCTAACTTTCAATAGGAGTCAATTTATGTCAATGGAGTATAAAGGTGGATACAGAACAGAAGTACCAAGATATGAATTAATACCAGGAGAAAGAATAGATTATGAAAAATATATAGAGACAAGAGATTTAACAGACTTGGCCGGAAGAATAGAAAGGGGTGAACCTCATGAAGTAAACCCTAATTATGGTGGACAAGGTTTTACATATCTTTATCCTGAAACAAGAGATTTGGGTCGATTAAAAGTAACCCCTGTGGAAGATACATGGAAATTAGAATGGGAGAATACATATAATGGCTGAATATAAAAATGAAGAGCCGTGTGAATTTATCTACAACATAACCGCAGTAGAAAGAGTTGTTGATGGAGATACTATCGATGCAGTTTTTGATTTAGGTTTCGATGTACGAATATGTAATAGAATTCGCTTACTAGGAATCGACACCCCCGAATCACGAACAAGAGATTTGGAAGAAAAGTTTTATGGAAAACTCTCATCGGCAGCTCTCAAATCGTGGGTACATTGGGCGGTCATATCAGACAGAGATGATATTGAAATTCAATGTAGATGTCCAGAGTCAGATAGCAGAGGCAAGTTTGGTAGAGTATTAGGTGAACTTTGGATTAACTGTACAGAAGATGGACATGAATTTGGTGGATGGACCAACTTAAACAAATGGATGTGTGAAAATGGTTACGCAGTTGGATATCATGGACAGAATAAAGATGATGTTCAGAGTGAACACATGGCAAATCGAAAACTCCTTGAAGAACAACAAGGAATAAAATATGAAGGATAATTATGGCAGTAACTACAAAACAAAACGGCGCTGAATTGTCGGCGATTGAAAGACGAAAAATAAAAAATTATTGGGCAAGAATTACTCTATCGTGGGGTATTGTTGCAACATTTTTAGTTTTGATATATCTGTTATTCTTTACAGAGGCTACTGATGATAATCACATGCAACTGATAAATATTCTGGTGGGGGCCTACGTGGCGGTCCTAGCGAAGAGCACGGACTACTGGTTCAAAGAGAAAGATGATCCAGAGCATAAGGAAACTACAGAGGCATTACAGAATGGCCATTAAGATGAATAACTCTATGATCTTCATGGAGAACATTGAGAAGTTGGTTCAGAAAACCAAGATGACTTATATAGATGCCATCATGTTTTACTGTGAAGAAAATAAATTAGAACCTGAAACCGCCGGTAAAATGGTCGGCGGAAAGCTCAAACAAAACGTACAAGAAGAAGCTGAAAATCTTCATCTTATCCCGAAGACTTCAAAACTTCCAATATAAGGTACTTGACAAATAAGAAAAGTATGTTATAATATAAGTATATGATGATTAAGTGAAATAAGTCGCAATACAATTAATACAACGCAATACGAAATATACGAAAGGAAAAATATGTCGTTCGCAGATATGAAGAAAAAACGTGGAGATAAACTCCAATCCCTCCTAAAAGAAACCGCAAAAATAAATACCCCAGCTAGAGGACAAGGTGATGATGATCGTTTCTGGCGTCCAGAATTGGACAAGTCAGGTAACGGTATGGCAGTAGTTCGTTTTCTACCTGCACCTGATGGAGAAGACCTTCCGTGGTCACGTTCATGGAATCATGGATTTCAGGGACCAGGTGGATGGTACATTGAAAACTCTCTCACCACTCTTGGTCAGAAAGACCCAGTAAGTGAGTATAACTCACAACTCTGGAATTCAGGAATTGAGGCGAATAAAGAGATCGCCCGTAAACAGAAACGTAGGCTCACTTATATTTCTAATGTTTACATTATGAAAGATCCTGCCAATCCTCAGAACGAAGGTCAAGTTCGTTTGTACAAGTATGGTAAGAAAATCTGGGATAAACTTAATGATAAGATGAATCCCCAATTTGAAGATGAGACCCCAATAAATCCTTTTGATTTATGGGAAGGTGCAAACTTCAAAATAAAGATTCGTAAAATGGATGGCTTCTCAAACTATGATAAGAGCGAATTTGAAATTCCAGCTCCTCTTGATGAAGAAGAGTCTAAGATGGAAGAGGTTTGGAAAACAGAACATTCATTGGAAGAATTTACTGATGAAAAGAACTTCAAGTCTTATGCAGAGTTGAAAGAGAAGTTAGATCGTGTTCTGGGAACACAAACATCTGCTCCTCCTGTAAATGATGCTCCGTTTGATGGTGGTAAACCTATGACTACAGAACAAGCCGCTGTATCACCACCTGTAACAGCTGAGACTGCAGGGAGTTCAGAAGAATATTCTTACTTTGCAAAATTAGCTGAACAAGATTAATGAGTAGTGAAAATAATTTGTTTGGATTTTTATTCTGTGCTTTGTTAGTATTATGGGCGGCATCAGCTTTCGGTGATCCCGATTTGATTGACGCCCTTATTTACTATTTGTCAGATGGCCATTATAAACATTAAGATAACATAGATTCTTTATTACCCGGCTGAATTGGTGCAAGTGGAATCATCGCAGTAGAATTTTGATTTATTTGTGTAGTTGGAGAATTTGAAATTACTATTGGTGCTGAACTTGCTTGGGCGGTAGTGGCCACAGACTCCCTTTGTAAATTTGCAAGATTCAGACCACTCATATCTTGTCCTTTTAATATCATTGCCGCTTGTAAGAATGTTGCTGCAGCTTGATTATCAAGAACAAATTCCCCCTGTGACAGAGTAAACAATCCACCACTTTCAAGACCCATAGCTTTTGCCATAGAACCATCAGCTATTCCACCCATTCCTACTAAACCACCTTCTGCTACTTTTGTTGGCTCTGGTAATATTTTCAGTAAAGTATCTTTCATAAAACCAGCAACGGCGTCTGGTACAAAAAATGGAACATCAGTAAAGACACTTTCAATTTTATCTCTTACTGGTTTCATCAGATTACCAAGATCGAACATACCCGCAAGGTTGTCAAAAATACCTTCACCCTCTTTCAATCCTAAACTTTCATTAAGTTTTGCCTTGGCTTCTTCTGCTTTCTTTAGGTCTGCATTTTCATCTCTGTCTGCGAATGGAGACTTGCCTTCCATTATATTTACAATGAAATCGGGAAGTAGAGACTTCCACCAATCCATAGCTAGACCAGCCGTTTCTGCGGCCTGATCGATTTTCTTATCACCAAAGAAATCTCTAATGAATTCAGGTAAGAGATCTTTCCAATCGAAACCCTTATCACCAATTTCTTTAGCCAATTTTGTTGGATCATCAAAGAAGTCTTGAATAAATTTTGGTAAGAGTGATTTCCAATTCCATGCACCTACTGCAGCAATCGCATCATTTATTTTTAATGGGCCGTCACCAGGAAATAGGTCAGAAATAAAATCGGGAAGTATTGATCTCCAATCAAAATCTCCTACAGCTGCAGCTCCACCAGCTATTGTCAATGGCCCGTCACCGATACCAAAGAAATCTGCAATAAAGTCTGGAAGTAATGCTCTCCAATCAAATGCGCCTACTTGCCCAGCTAATCCCATTGTTGATTTCCATGCTCCAATCATCCAATCTGGAAGAAGATTAGACCATACAAACCCCTCATCAGTTTTTGCTGCGGCGACAGCTCCATCAACAAGTTTCCAAATAAAGCCCGGTACTAGGTCTTTCCAACTAAATTCTCCTGTGGGTTTTATTTCTGTGCCTTCAATAAGTTTAATAATAAAATTTGGAACAAGACTTTTCCATGTAAAGTCAGTATTTTCCCATCCAGTTGTAGCTATACCGATTATTTTGTTGATGAATTCAGGTAGGAGATCAGACCATTGAAATGATCCTTCTTTTTCGTATTCACCTGCAAAAAACTTAACAAGAAATTTTGGTAGTAAATCCATCCATCCAAAGGAAACATCTTTTCCGGCTACCTTTAAATTGTTGAATAGATCAACTAAGAATTTTGGAAACAGGTCCATCCATGAAAATTCGGGGAAGTCTACAGTAAAGTATTTACCACCAAATAGTTTTGTGAGAGCTGGAGGCATTAGATCATCCCACTCAAAATCAATATTCTTAATCCAATCTGGTGCAATTGCATCCCATATTGCTTTGATTGGAGCTATGATAAGATCATCAAATTGTTTCTTGAACCAACCTCCAACCTCGTCTGCTCCTTTTGCTATTTTCTCACCACCAATCCATCCAAGAATACCACCTAGTACAGCACCAAGTAAACCTCCTATAATTGCGCCTGGTATACTAAAAATTCCCACGCCCATCAAGGCTCCTATACCAGCACCAACTAGTGCCCATTTCCCAGCATTTGCAAATGCATTTGCAATACCACCTTTGGCACCACCACCAAGAAATCCACCAATAAATCCTGCAGTTTTAGATACTCCCATATCTTCTGCATTAAACATTCCTGTAATACCATCTTTAATAGCAAGGCTAAGACCAGCTATGATCAATGCCCACGGACTAAATTTAGCAAACTGTGTTAAGAGTTTAGGGCCAAACTGAGTACCTAACCAATTCATTGCTGTAGAAATTCCTGTACTGACAAATCCCATCAATGATGTTACTAAAGAACCGAGTTTTAGTTTCTTCCACATTCCTCCCGATTCATCTTCCATCTCTACTTTAACAGCAATTTCAGGACCATCGCTATCTGCGGCTCTGGCGGCTTCTCTCGCAGCTTCTCTCTGTGCTGCAGCAGCATCTTCAGCAGCATCGATTTGGGATTGACCTTGACCAACCAATGTATCGAGTTGTTTATTTTGCTCGTTCAACTGCTCCGTTAATTTACTTAACGTAGATTCAGAAGCAGGTGGTGGTGCAGCTTTCGCCATTTATCTCCTTTGTGCGTTTTGCTCTTTCACTTTTTCATTTTCTTCTTTAATCCAAGTCTGTAATAACATTACATATATTTGTCTCTCAAATGGAATCATATTTTCTAACTCAATTAGACTCCATTTATGATGCTGAATCATAGCGAAGTTTGTTTGATAATGGTTCGCCAGAGTATCGTGATTCAGCCCTAGCCGAAAAAAGAGTCTAACCCCTCAAGTACCAAAGGTGCTGACTTCTCACATTTTGGACAAGTCCATGTGATATCATGTCTTAGTCTAGGCATACTTTCAAAATACTTACGTATCTTATTGAATTGTGCAGTACTAAGAGACTCAATAAAATCATTTAATTCTTTTTTAGTAGCATCTTTTGCTTTGTATATTTCCTCACCTTCCCAAATATATTCAATACACTCACTAATCATTTTAAATATATCATTAGTCCCTAGTGTACCACCTGGAGTGATATATTTTTGTATTGTGTCCATGTGGGGAAATTCCAATTTTACTCCAATATTTTCTGAAAGTTCTATTTCAGGATTTTCTATATTTGAAGTATCCATCACGATATCACGAATATCGACTGTCACTTGTGAGGCATTAGGGCACGCTTCTTCATCACAAGTGATTTGGTCCGGTTTTTTTAAATTAATTTCTATTATATCTCCAACCGATTTTCCCCTAAGTTGAAGAAAAATAAATTCAATATCAAATGATGCAAGACCTTTTATATCAAGCTCTCCTTCTGTACAAGCAGTTATGATATCTTTCATGGCATTGGTTATAGTCTTTGGACTACCATCTTCAGCTGCCATTAATAATGATTTTTCTTCTTTTACAAGAAATGGTCTGTATTCAACTTTCTGTCCTGTTGATGGGACAGTCAATTCATAAGTGGGCGTTTCCAATTTTGGTAAAGCCATAATATTCTCCTATAATATATAATTATTATTTTGATTGTTTTCTTCCTTCTCTTTCAGCTCGCCTTCGGGCTCTTGCTTCCCGCCTTTGTCTAGGGGTCTTTCCAACCTGTGTGACTACACCAGAAGTGGTTCTAGATGATGATGACCTGGTCGTACTTCTACTGGTCGTACTTCTACTAGCACTCGCAGACCGCCGAATGTCACCTGCAGAGCCAGTAGTCCACCAGCTATATGCAAGATCTACTTCAAAATCTATCAACTCTGAACTTTCCCACCCCAGTTCAACGGCGCTTATTCCTTTCGGCCAACATTCATGTAAAGTTACTTGATGTGTAGGACTGTCCGCACTATCTGATCCTTCATCATAAACTGAAATTTTAACAGTTCCTATATACTGTTTGTAATATTGCATATTATAACTATTTGTGTTTTGTATATGCATAATCCAATCATTCCAAAAGTCTCTAGCAGACCAATCATTTGTACCTAAGAAAGTAATTGCAATGGGTTCTTCTGTCATTTCATAGGGAACATCTAAACCAAATTTACCACCGCTTCTATAAGTAGTTGTTCCAAAAGTTCTAGCTGGAAATGATACCGATTTAATAAGGAACTCTATTACTGAAGGTTGAACACTAGTAATCAATGTTTGGGGTTTTGTGATTTCAACAGTAAACCTATTGGATTTTGCATAACTACCTCTATTGTCCAATTTGGACATAAAATCATCAATCGCAAAAATCGAATTTGCCATTAGAACATTCCTCCGCTATGAGCCCATACTTTCTTTTTGTTTGCTTTTTTAAATCTCTCTACCGGTAGAAAAAGTGCCACTTCCCATTCATCTGCATTAACAAGAACAAATTTAGAATTAACTTTAGAATTAAGATATCTGTGTACTGTTGGTCTTGCTCTTTTAATCTTAGTGAAACCTTTTAACATATTATATGTCAATTTCAATTTAGTAGTTTCATCATACCTCTTATTGTTAGCATACATCTTAAGTTGATCCATTAATATAGCTCTATGTTTTGGGGCAAGATAATGAAAGTTCAATCCAAGAAATCCATCGGGATATTTTTCAATAGGAAAAACTAAAGGGAAGGTATCATACCAGGGTAAGTCATCTTTCCATTTAGGATTATAAGAATAGAAATACATCTTCCCAAGTATTGCTCTTGCCTCTAGTTGTTCAGAACGCGTAAGTATTTTCTGTGGAGTTTCCTTAGAAAACTTCCCTCTTGTTCTATTGACAATTGAGCGAAACCAGTTACCTGCTGCTCTTGCTTTTGCAGCCACTTGATCTGTTCTTATCGCATCTTTTAATTTATCCAAATAGGATTCTTCTACTGTAGCCATAATATAACTATTTAGTATTGTTCAGAGTATCCTCTGTTATTATTTGCCATTTCCATCCTCTGGTTTCACAAAGTTCTTCTGCTGCCTTCCACTTGGCTTCATTAATTCCCCATGCTTTTACTTCTTTGAGGTATCTTCTTCTGTGTTTGGGGTTGGGTTTGGGGGGTCTTGTTTGTTTCTTTGGTTTGATTTCAATTAGAGACTCACCTTGAGTAGTTTTAACCCAAAAATCTGGATAATATCTATGTAATTTATTGTCAATAGGTGAGCGATAGGGTATAATAATCTCTTC